TTCTTGATTTTCTACTTTTTTATGATGCGCATCGACCGTCTGTAATCTAACTGTATGTTCTTCTTTTTCTTCACTTATATCAACCTGTTGATTGAATCTTTTATAATTTGAATTATTGTTAAATATTAAATAATTCTTTGCGATTATACTAAAATAAGAGAATGCTTTTCCCTTTCCTTCTTCAAATTTACTAATATTGGCTACCAAATGTGATAAAGTTTCTTTTTGAGCATCCAACGGACCAACGTCGAAATAACTAAACTTAAATGTATTAAATACATTTTCCACCAACTTTTCAAATGCATATTTTATCTTCGTATTGTATATTTCATTCCGTCTATCATCATCCATTTCTTTATTGAAAGCGATTATAGAATCCTCGGTGTCTTTTGTAAAATACATCTTTTCAATCGAAATCTTTTTTGGTGTAGATTCCACAGCCACGACTGGCACCACCACAGATGGTAAAGTTGTTTTTTTGTTTATATGTTCCACAACCTTAGTTTTAATTGTAACAATCTTTACATTTTTAACCGTAGTTTTACCTGTGATTGATTTAGCCGTAGTTTTACCTGTGGCGTTTTTCGTTTTTAAGTTTTTTGACGAAGGTGTTTTAGTTTTTTTTGTCGAAGTCTTCTTCATATGTTTTTTCTTTTAAATCTTGTATTATTTCCCTTATATTTGAAAATACAGCGCCTACTTCGTCGTCTTTTTCAAAAATTTCCTTATCATCTACTTCTTTTAACAATAGATATGTTTCTTTAACTATCTTTTGGTAATTTAAAATCCAACTCTCGTAAATTTCAATTTTTTTTAAATTAATATTTAAAGAAGTAATTAGAAATATGTTTAAAATCAAAGAAATTACGCACAGTATGATTGTTATAATAATTGTCATATAGTATCGTCTTCGTCGGATATATCAGAAGATGAAAATTCTTCCAAATATTCCACCGCTTCACACACACATTCCCAATCAGTTCTTCTGATAGAAGTTTTTAGTAAATTTAAAACCGTTTTAATGTCATTATCATTCATAATATGAATTACATATCATCAAATTTGATAAACAATAATTAATTCTTAAATAACCTTGAAAAATAATCATGCCGTCTTATAGATGAATCTGAGTTGACAATACGTTTATTTGTTGGAATTGTCAACTTATTATCTGAATTTTCTGAGTTTGAGTGTGATGTCGTATCATCAATCAGAGATTCATCTTTTTTTTTAAATCTTCGTCATCAAACAAAGTTGTGTTATATGCTAATAATAAACATATAGCAAGCGGATCAAATACTGATATAAGTAAGATTATAAACCACTTCACAGCTGTATCCATGTTTATATTAAACTCATCCGATACAAACTTGAACGTGATTATATCAGATTTACCGTGTGACTCAATTTTCAAATCGGTTATATTTTTGTTAATTCTATCCACATCATCTAACGTTGTTTGAATTTTTCTATCCTCACTCTCTATATTGGATTCACTTTTAGAAATCAACTCCATAGTCTGTGATTGCATTTCCTGTAATTGTATAGGATTCCTAGCTATTAAATTATTGGTCATTGCCTCACTTAATCTTTTTTCCTGTGCATTCCTAAGTAGAGTTATATTTTCTATTCGTGTTTTGGATTGTCCAATTTTTAACATCGCGGACGATTTCTGAGATTCATATATTACTATCTTTTCATCCATAAGTTTACTGTCCAACGAAGACTTCTGATATGATGAGGTTAGATAACCAAATATCCCAAGTGATGTGATAAACATTAATATTAATACGCTTAGTGTAAGATATACCTTTAAAAAAGACTTTGTTTTGTTCCAGTAACGGAATAGGAAACTGGTGGATACGAGTTTTCCCAATTCGAGGACGGTAGCCATCACTATAGCCGCCACTTTAGAACCGGAAAATAACATAGCAATTCCTATTATTGAGAAATAGGCCGCACACGATGCTATACATAAAGAAGTAAATATAGTTAGGGATTTAAATGAAAATAGATTCATAGTTGTAAGTATATAAATATTAATTTATAAACCAAAAACCCACTATTATTAGTGGGGTGTATAACCGGAGAAAGAAATTGGTAATTTAAATTTCGCTGATAATTTTTTCACACGAATTTTCACGTTTCCACATATCATATTCAGACCTGCATGCGATAAAATCTCCATTATGAACTATACGTGGGAGATTGGTCTTCAATTCGTGATCAGGATTATAACTTTTTAAATACGACTCGTTATTCTCGTCATACAATCCATCTGAGAGTTTTATTGAAAGAGTTTCTTTCCAAGAACATTGTATCCCATATGATTGAAGAATAAATAGAGCACGGTCTGTTACATTCATATATTGGAGATTGGAATTGAACTTATAAATTTCTCCGCGATTTTTCCTGTGCCATTCACTGTCTTGAGGAAGATAATACTCTCCTTGATTCTTATCTCCCAATTTACCTAAATCGTGGTGTAAAGCGGAAAAAATCATTTCTTCATCGGTGAAATCGATGGTAGCACCCATCATCGCCCATAACTTCTTGGATCCGAGACAACCCTTATACACGTTCATAATGTGATCCAAATATCCGCCGATGTAAGCGTTATGAAAATGAGCTTTAGCTGATGCTGGCGCAGTTATAAGTCTAATACCATATTCATCTTCACTGTAAAGATTGAGAAGCCCCTTCAACCGATCCCCTTTAAATGTTTTCTTTAGTAAATCTATGAATACATCATAGTTTTCTTGTAACCTAGTTTCAGTATATTCTTTCATTAAAAGAATCATACCAACTCTTTAACAAAACACAACTTATTATAACTAATTAAAACGACTGACTATTTTTTTAGCTTCATATGCTAATGAATTTATCTTAGATGCATCACTATCCCCTTCTTTTGCCTTCTCAAATGTAAGTTTCAATATCTCGTCAAAAATATTCTCCAATTTCTCTATGTCAGTTTGTTTCGAATTTTTCATAAAATTCTTTATGATAGATCTTTCCAACCAGTAGCCGTATACCCTTGAAAAGAAACACCCGTAGTATTATATATTACAGAACCTAACGGTATATTAGTCATATTATTCCTCTCAAGTTCAGTAAAACTTGGAAATAGAAAGGGAGACGTAGAAGACCCACCCTTAAATGAATACATACTTATATCCGAAAATGACGACGAAATGGATGTATCAGATGTGACAGAGTGCTCCGACTCAGTCGCTGTTATTGCGACAGTGGAATATTCAGACACTGATGATTTATCTGAGTGTAGGGCGTTTAATACCTTTACATTGTCAGCAATATAACCGGAGAACTCCTCAACCGTGATGTTTTGTGTTTCCGAAATACTTCTATCAACGACCAATAGTAGATCTTGTGAATCTAAGCTAGATGACGTCGCGGCGACCAATTCTGTTATTCTTTTATTTGCCATATCGAAGAATAAATATGAGATTAAACTGCTTTTTTAATTTTTTTAATGATGAATCGAACAAGTTTAGAACGAACTATATCATCGTCATCAAATGTGAATGTGAAAATTCCATTATTTCTACTCTCCTCGTCATCGAACACATCATACATCTTTTTAAAACCACTCTTACCACCGATATCACTCTGGTCAGGATCCCCTAAGATGAATATTTTGCTAAACTCACCCACTCTAGTAATAAGCGTCACTATTTCCTTCTGTGTCATATTCTGAACTTCGTCTGCTATGATAGCCTTAGCATTCCAGTTTAATCCTCTCAAAAATCCAAGCGGAATAGAGTCTATTCTTCCTTCCTTTTGTAATGTAACAACATCTGAATTAGGTAGGAATTCATGTAACTTATCTAAGAGTGGCTGAAGATACGGTGCCATTTTCTCACTGCTTTCACCGGGCAAAAATCCAAGTTTACTATCACTACTTTCAACCGCACTTCTTATATAAAGTAGATCACTCACACGTCTTTCATTCATTAAGAGTAATGAAACCAATACAGATAAATACGTTTTTCCAGTTCCAGCTGGACCATTGACGAATATCATCTTTACATCCTTATTTAACGCCAATTCTATAAAAATCTTTTGTTTTTCCGTTAATATTTGATCCTCTCGTATATTAAGTTTATTTTTTATCTTTTGATTTTGTGGTATTACAGGACTCGTATCTGGTTTTCTATTTTTTTTATCTTTCATAGTTTTTTGTTAATCTAAAATTAATATTCTTAACTCTCGGACACAATTCATATTCTTGATTTTCAATGTAATACTTGTATATATTTTCCACATTTTCTAAAAAACAATCTCTGTTCAAAGTTATAATGAAATCTGACTGTTTGAATTTGAAAACCTCAACGGAAGATAGATCGTTATCAAGAGAATATTCTATAGAATTTAATACATTCTCCATCATTTTCGTCTTGTTTTTCTCGATGAAACTCTTTAATTCTGAATCCTCAGATGGCAATATAATAGGTTTATATGATACTTTTTTCATATATCAATCTGAAAATAAATATCAAAATTATAGATCAAACCTCATATTCTGAAAAATAAAAACACGTTCAAGTTAATGAACGTGTTATACTTATGTTTTATTATGTGGTTTTAGAAGGTTCTATGAAGTCGGTCATTCTTCTCTAAAATTTCAATCTTGGATGTATGATCCCACTTCCTAATCAATCCACCCCAATATGCATATTCCGTGGATGCATCTTCCATGTTGATATATTCTACGTCGGAAACGCGATGACCATCACGAATAACGACATACTTCTTCGATTTTTCTTTTTGGTTTTTCAATTTGTTGTTTAACATACCTCTTAATAATATCACCTTGTTCTTTTTTGTCAACCTATTTGTTTTTTAACCAAGCAGTGTTTGTTTTTCAGATTTACCTTTATTATTCAAATAATTAACTAATTCAACCTTACTTTTCTCCGACAAAATAACCGCGTCAGCCCACGGATTTCCAGTAGTTAATATCCTCCAACACCATCTAACTCTCTCTTTAAATGACATCGGAACATCACCCTGATGACCATAGTGCCATATAGTGAAATTATATTGATTAAACTCATCATCATACTCAGTTTCCAATGTATGAGTTCCACATTCACACTTAAAAAATCGATTATTGGTGTTCATATTTGATATTTATATGTCCCTATGAGATACGCATTGTTAGGACGGTTCAAACATATATATCTCCATACGACTTGTATTCTATACATAATATTTAAATTGTCAATCGGAAATATTTTATATAAAGATTTTAAAACCAAGCTTTCTTTTTTCGTCAGTGGGATCAAACGAGCAATTTTTAAAAAATAGATAAACTATATCAAAGATATATGGTTAACCTTTAGGGAATCCTCCGGTCAGGTGTTTATCTATTAAAACTCAGAATACTCTTAGCGTGACTCAAGCACAACCAACGTGAAGGTGGTATTCTACTGTGCTCTGGAGATGTTGGGAGTCGAACCCAAGTCCTCTGCATTAACTTTATTCAAGACTACACGTTTATAGTTTTTGTTTTTTCGTGATGGTGATACTAAAACTCGAAAGTTCCCCATCCTTAGATTCGATTTGTTTCGATAACTCACCCAAATCAAATGAATTACCTAGCACCATAAATATCGTAATATAGAACCATCGTGCGTCATCCTATACTACGGGCAACCTAATTAGGCTGCAACTTCGACCTCGACACCTTCCGGTGTGAAGTCGTATGCGATTACGTTTTTAGCGTTTATCTTTTTAATAGTTTTTTTAAGAGGCCGACTATCATCCTCTACGTGCCCCAAATATCGCTTACACAAAGTCGATACCAGTACATCCCCAATATTATTCAAAGAACTAACCAATCCTAACCCCTATAAATAGAAAGTCAAACAAAATTATTACATGCCCGATCCATACTTCTCTCTTATATCATTATCTATCAATTTTGAAACTTTGGATCCATCTGAATCAGTTGCTGGTTCCGGTTCTATAGAAATTATATCAATATCCGAAATTTCAATCTCACTCACACCCTCCGGATTCATCTCCGGCTGACCATGATACTCATCGTGATTTGATATATTTAACGTAACTTTCGCTTCATAGTCATAATCCACATCGTTTAACGTAACCGTTCCATAGGCCTTTTCGAATTCTTCGTCATTTTCTCTTAATCCTGGTGGAAGATATACTCCACCATCATATCTATTATTCGATTTCGTCGATGCTTCTAATTTATCGGAAACTTTTCCTTTACGGCCGGGATTCTTGGTTTTACCGCC